GCTGCCGCATTGAGCGGATGGCGTTGCCCACGGTACGCACTGTCGGATTTTCGGCCACTGCCGCAAACGCCTCTTCATGCGCGTCGGCGACCTGACCCATAGCACGGTTCATCGCCACACCACCCTGCGCGCGACCGGACGTAGACCGCCCGCCCTTCAGGTGATGAGGATGTGCCGCTAAATACTCTTTCACCAATTGCTCGATCGCGACCGGTTTCCCATCGCTGACCCGCACTTCTCCTTGCGCGTCTTTCACAACGGGATTCAGGTCGCCATCCAGTCCTACATTTGCTCCAAGGAGCTGTGACAGCTCAGACAGGCTTTCATCCCGCGCCCCGGCAGCGACGGCGGCGGCACGGATTTCAGCTCCGAGCATGTCCTTGAGCCGCGTTTCACGCCGCTCAATTTCTATTTGAAAAGACTTAGCACGCGTGTCCGCGTCGGCTAGGGCTTTCTGGAAGCGTTCTTCCCTCAATCGGGCGGCTTCCTCAAAGTTTTTGTCGCGAGTCGCAATCTCTTCCTTCAGCAACGCATTGTCGGCTTCTACTTGCTTTAGCCGTTCCTGCTCAGCGGGATTGATGATGCGCTCAGCGTATTTCTGTTCAGCCTTTTTATATGCCCGTGTAATCTCTCTATCTAACACAGACTGCAAGGCGGCAGGCAATGTTCCAATGTTGCCTTGTTCATCGACTTCGACGGTAATCGGTTCCGGCATACGCCTCTGCTTCCTCTCCCCGGCTAGATGACTGAGAGCCGTTGACTCAGGCGGCGTTCCAGCAACGCCACGATGCACTCAACGTCTCGGTCGTTGAGGTTGAAGAACTCGCGAATCACCCGTGACCGCCCTGCACCCGTCTCGTTATGGAAGACGGCCTTGTCAGCCGGGGCAACCTTTCGTGACCGCTGCACCATCGTCATCTTGCGGCCCGATCCCTTGCGTCTGGGCATTAGAAAGTCACCGTCACTTTGTCAGTCTCAGGTTGCACCTTGATGGCCCGCAGCATCTTGCCACTTAGCTCCAGCGTGACCGTGTTGCGCGTCAATCCTTCTTTGGCTCTGGCGTCCGCATAGCCCTGACTGTAAGGCGCAAACCTCTGGTAATTCGCATCGACACCCTGTCGCGTGCGCTGCAAGATGTTCTCACGAATCAGCAGCCCAACCTGCTGGAAATCACCTTTCGTCAGTTTGGCGGCATTGACCAGGTTGCCAATGTTGCGACGGACGATGACGCCCATTAGTTGCTCACCCCAGCTCGTGCGCGCCGCTGACGGTCAGCCCGTCGCGCTTGGGCGCGTTGCGACCGAGCCAGCGCAATCTCTTCCGCAAACCCCGGCGCACGCAGTCCCGTGCCAGTCAGGGCGGTTAGCTCATCCGACGCAATGGCAATAAACGAGTGGCGGCAGTTATAGCCCCCGCCGGTCAAGAACGGATTCGGCAGCTGGTTATTGTCCATCGCTTCGATTTCCGCGCGCGTATAGACCTTGCCGACACGCTCCAAGCACCAATCTCGCGTCCGTCCATCCACCGGGCCAGTATACAGATACCCCTGCTCAGGCCCGAGAGTGTTGGTGGCAATCGCTTCAATCTGCCGCCCGTAGATGCTCGTCTGCGTGTCAAACAGCGTCTGCACCTTGCTAAACTCCGTGTCTGTGACCTGTGCCAGCACATTCAAGATGCGGTTCGGGTCAGTCACCGTAAATGCCCACACGGACACAGCTTGCACCAGGGCGGTTGTAATGTCCTCTGCCGTGCCGAGCAGGTTGGATTCCCCGAGAGCCGCCAGTGCCGCAATACGCTGCTGGCTGGGCTTGACTAGCTTGGCAACGCCCCGCGCCGTGCGGGTCTGCATCACCTCTTCCGCCATCGCTTTGACCGCCGCTTCTGAGGCACTGCGGGCCAAGTCGTCGAACCCGGCATCCGTCAGGGCCTTGCGGATATCCGACCGCAGGATTACGCCCCGTGCCGCTCTCACCGTGGCGGTGCGGTCACCGGCAATGGCATCTTCCAGCACCGGGCGCAACGCCCGATCCGCTGCCGTCAACACATTGGCCAGCAACCGCGCAAAGTTAGCCCCGAGCTGCTCAGAGCGTCGTGCAAGCGCATTCCCGGCGTCCTCTGGAGTCGTCGCCATGCGTTAGCGGGTCGGCTCCTCGGCAGTCTGGTCGGGCGTCTCGTCTTCGTTCTCGTCTACTTCCATCGCGGGCGACATGCGGGCTGTCAGAGCCGCCATCGCATTCTGTCGCCGCGTAGCGGCAGATTCGGTGGGCGACTGCTGGATGTCCGCATCGACGGTCGCCAGCGTCTCTTCATTCAGGTCAGGCAGCACAGCTCGAGCCGCCCGCTTACGAATCTCTGCCGCTGCGGTCGGCCCCAAGTCAAGACTCAGGGCTTCCGTAAACTGCTTCGTAAGCTGTTCCAGCGGCGTGATTTCAAACTGCTGGGGCCAGCGAATGGTCAGGGAGTCGGACTCCTGCCACCGGTCAGCCGCATCTCCATACCAGGCGCGATAGACGCACTGCGTGACAAACTCATCGACGCGCTGGAGTTCGTCGGCGTAGTTGGCGAGTTGCTGATTCAGGTCTTCTCGTTTGATGCGGCGGCTTTCTGCCGTCTCAGCGCCGCGTGTATCTGCTTCCCACGGCAGCACCGACAATCGATAAATCAGGCGCGTCAGCCGGTCGATATGTTCGTGATAGCTGGTGACGTTCGAGTTGTCGGGCGACAGCATCTGTGCGCTGTTCGTTGTAAACAGAATATTGCCCGTGCCCGACTGCTGCCCAATCAGTTCCTGTTCGCGCTGCACGCCGCCCGGCGTATCGCCCACCGGCACGTTCAGAATGGAAAATGTCTGCTTGCGGAGCAGTTCGCGGGTTTCGCTGATTAGGTTGTATAGGTCAATGAACAGTTGCGGGTCACCGAGAATCGACCGCCCGATAAACGGCGTCAAGGCACGACGCTTGGCATACAGCACAAACGCGGGCACCCGCCCGAAATCGTGCGTGCCCTCGCTAATGACCCTACCAGCCCGGTTCAACAGCTTCCAGCCGTCTTCTGTGACCTCGCGCACGCGGATGTCAATCGACTGCGTGTTGCTCAGTTTGGAGAACTTCTCACGCGGCACGGCTTCCAGAAACTTGACAGCCTTGAGGCCGCCCTGCTCATTAACCAGCCAATCGACCACATCGATGGGCGTATACCACTTGACAATGGCCCGTTTCGGGTCGTCAGGCAGCACATCGACATAGCCCCACATGTTCCCAAACGCCGCGCATGGCCCCCAGGCTTCAATCAGGAGATCATCCCACTTGGTGCCGTTGCCGTCCGCGTCATTCCAGAACTGCTCAATCGGACTGAGCGGCCCGGTGCGTTGCTGGTCGGCAAACATGCGGTCGGGCTTGACGCGGAACAGCGCGGCACTCAACTGGTCAATCAGCGTGGCGGCAATGTTCTCGTAGCGGGCTAGCTTGCGGCGTTCGATGAGTTTCGGGCTGGCATTGCGCGGGTTCGGGTTTGGCTCAAACCGCAGCAGTTCCTGATTCGGGCCATAGACCGGCGTGGAATGGTCGAGCCATTCACGTGGATGCGCCGTCAAATACGGTTTGGCGTCATCCAGAAAACCACCTGCGCCTTCGTAGACATCCAGCAGTTTTGTCCAGACCGAGCGCCAGCGCAAATAGAGCGGATGGGTAACCCCCAACACGGACGACGGCTGCGACAGTGGAGTACTAGCAGGAATCGGCACGGGTCTATTGTGTTCTCATCTGTTGCCAGTTTGCTACCACTTGCCCCCACAAGTGGCGGTTATAGCGGTTCCAACTCAATGCGCACCCGTAATCGCATTGCCGTCGCCAGTCGAATCACGGACGACAAGTGGACATTGTTGGCGTGCAGGATGCGGTAAATGGTGTTTTCGCCCATGCCAGACAGCATCGCCAACCGTGGGCCGGACAGGGAATTGGCGTGCATCTGGGCCTCGAGCTGGTTGGCGACCGCCTCGAAGACCGCTTCCTGCCGCCGCCGCTCCTCGTCGTAAATGACGTTCATGCGCCGTAATTGCCCCACTTCACATGATAGGCCCACCAGGCGGCTGACAGCTTGCCGCGCTTGATGTCGGCCTCATGGCGGCGGTAGAAGGCAATGCGCCGCGCCTTATATTCCTCGGATTCTTTGTCCTTGGGCGGGTTGCCGCGCACGCCCTGCTCGCCGAACCGGATGGTCTTTATCTCGTCGCCCTCTTTGGCGACGACCACATGCGATTTCGTCGGATGCCCCGGCGTCCGCTTCGGCACGTTGTAGTCCTCGACACCAATGGCCTTCAGTCGTGGATCAATGGGTCGTTTTGCCATAGCTCCTCCGCGAGACGAAATCAACGACGGTGGCTTTGATGCGGTCGGCCTCCTGCGACTCCTGCACCCGCGCCATCGCCCAGGATACCAGGTAGCCCATCGCGTTCGCTCCGCACCAGCAGCCGACCAGGTAGCTGGCCCACGCCGGTAACCCTGCGGCCCAGACCAGCACTGCGCCTGCGACCAGATACGCCACTGCCTTGACCAACCTTACAGCCATGACGAGAATCCTACACCGACACCGCCCCGAGCGACAGGCGGGAATTCCTGATGCACCCAATAGCCCAGCGCGTCGGAAATGTGGGTCAGGAGCGGGTTGCTGCGCTTGTTCAGTTCCCCGTTATCGTCAAAGACCACCTGTTCCAGGTCTCCGATGAGATGCTCACAGGCCGGGTCTACCGTTAGCCAGTGCTTGCCGTCGTGCGTCTCACATCGGGCATTGACCGCTGATACGCGGTCACGGACATGCGGTGCGGCCTTCGGAATGCGCCAGGATGCATACGGGAAGACCTGGGCCAGCACAGCATGATCAGACGGCCCGGTCGTCTTGCCAGCGCGTCCCGCCGGGTCACCGTAGCCATGCACCGGCCCTCGCCAACCTGCTGCCGCCAGCAGTTGCAGAGCTGCCATCCCTGCCGCCCGCGTTGCCTCGCCACCAGCATGCGTCACCCAGACCTCCCGCCAGACGCGCACTTCCTGCCCGACGCGCTGCCCAATGATGGCGGTGGCTGGATTGATATTAAAGTCGAACGCAATGCAGACCGGCACATGCGGGTCGAGCTGCACCGGGCGCACATGCGCGGCCCGACTGAAGGCATAGTAGGCGCGTCCTGACATGCCCTCAAACGACGCCTCAAACTCCTGCCGAAACGTGCGGGCGTCCATTTCCTGCCGCATCTGATTCAGCATGTCCTGGGCGATATGCGGAGCATCGGCAGTCTTGAACTGCCATGAGTGCCACGCTGCGTACCGGGTATCTGTCGATTGCCCCCGCTGCCACAGGTCATACAGGTGATTGAAATGCTTAGGCGTCCCAGCAATCAAGGCGGTGCCATTGGTCGTCAGCAGCATGGGTTGTAAGACTTCTTCCCAGACGGACATGCCCCGATCCCAGTCTTGGAACTCGTCCATGAGCAGTTTTCGCACGCCGCGTCCACGGAGTCGATCGGGTCGGTCTGCCGACTTGACACTGAAGTGACAGCCCCAGATGGACAACATCTCCATGCGCGTTTCGTGCGGGTCTTTCGCCAGCCAGGCGCGTGGAATCATGGCACGCAGTGGCTCCCAGAGAATCTCGCGGCCCATGTCATACGTCGGGGCGACATACCAGACCTTGCCAGGTGTGCCAAACTCCTGCACGGATTCGATCTTCTCCAACTCAGTCTTGCCCCATCGACGCCCAGAGACAACAACGCGATATCTGGCGCGTGACCGATGCACCGTTCTCTGGCCCCGATGCAGCCGCAGCCGCACCGCGTCAGTGGACATCCTCGTCGTCGGAGGCTTCTACTTGAATGACAAACGCGGGCAAGTCGCCAATGATTTCCTGCTTTGTCGCCGCGTCCAGGCCCAGATACTTCGCTCGTCGTTCCTGCACGCGCAGACAGGCGGTAATGGCCTGCACATCGCCCCGCTGCGCCTTCGGAGCCAGCGCCAGCATGTAATCGTCGAGCCGCCGCAGCTCGAGGTC